ATGTTCGGAACATTACCTCTGCCTCTGACATCCAGCACGGGTTCACCTCGGCGCCGTTGATTTGCTTCGCTATACACATTGCAATTATTGCCTCAAACATCTGACAAATGCTCCCTGATTATCATCATTGCTGTTTCGGTGCTGCACTCCATAGCGTAACGCCAATCGTATTGCTCGGACAAATCACCGCTTGGGATATAGTCTGCCATCCCCACAATCGCCGCCACGGGGAACCGCCACCGCCACGGCATCCGATCATAGCGGTAGACCAGTAGCGGCAGCTTGTTACACGCCTGAGCCGCCGTGCAGACCTGATCCCACCACTGCGGCTGTGCATGTACGCCCTGACGGTATCGCTTCACCTCGACAGTGAATGGGAACGCCGGGTCATTACATATAACGTCACCGAGATCGCCCTGTCGGTACTGCTCAATGTCGCGCTTAAACTCCAGCTTGTCGGCACCACCGCCGAGTTCATCTGTCAGTATCTTGATGACCTCGTACTCGCCGGATTTACCCTTGTTGCGGCTATTGGTCATCAGCACACCTCTCCTGCCAGCTTGGTGATACCCTCGCGGAGCGCGACCTCGGCCCTCTCTCTGGCCTTCACCCGCAGCCCCATCTCGATGATCTCATCGGCAAGCGCAGACATGCTTCTGTGGGGCGAAAACTCCAATTCAGCTTTCAGCGCCTCAGATGTCGAGACCCTAAGCCTAAGCAATGTTGGTTTTATTTCAGACACTTAACTCTCCTATGAAAAAAATCATAAAAAACATCATATATCACTTGTATATCAAGTCAAGACTTGCTATATAAGTAGTACAGGAATAGAACAACCAAACGGGAGACAGACAGATGACCTACAAGGCATTTCACCACGGTGCAAAGATGACAGCTAAAAAAGTTGGCAATCGTTGGGTGGTTGGTGGCGACTATGACACCAACAACGCTCTGATTATGATGCCTTGCAAAGATAACTGGAGTGGCTGGGGCTGGTATCAGCTTCGCGGCGCGGTTCTCAAGTTCCAAGACAATGCCGTTGAGGAAGAAATCGAAATAGATATTAACGAATGGGCGGCGGCCTAACGGCCCCGCCCCACAAGGGAGACAGACAGATGGCTAACACATACCGTATTCCAAAGACCTACTATCAAGACCACGTCAATTGTGATTGCGAGGCTCCGGCGATTATTAAGGAAACCAAAAAGCATTTTTGGATTAGTGCCGATGAGACGCCTGAGTTGGCTGAATTACGGGAAAGAGCAATTTTTTACTCCGAACCCTACATTGACGCAACGGATCGGTATTTGTTTGGGATTGTGTTCAGCGCTAGGGCCACTCTTAAAGTCATCGGAACAGAGGCGGCGGCTTAACGGCCCCGCCCCAAACGGGAGACAACAATGAGACAATATTTTGACGACATTTTAGGGGCGGTCATCCTGACCGCCTTCATCCTCGGCTGGATCGACTGGCTCTGGGTGTTCGGAGTTGAGGCCTCAAGGTCTTACACTTGGTGGGCGCTCATCGTCCACTTTAATCAATAGAAAAGGGAAGCAAATGAATATCGAAACATACAAGAATATTATTGACGAGGCGGACAATAGCATCATGACCGGGGCCATCGTGACCCCGCAATATGTGAAGCTGCTGTCCACTCTTCGCCTCGCCGTTGATGAGGCCAGCACCACCTGCAAACTTAAAGACTGGCGAATCAAGAAAATGCACGATCTAATTGAGGCGCTCAAGCAAGAGAACGCCGACCTACGCGCTGAGGTCGCCAGCAAAGAGAACGTGGTCGTCAACATCAAGCGCGAGCATCGCTCCGAGATCAATGGCGTAAGGCGTCAGGCTGGCATCTGGAAGTCCAAAGCAAAGCGCCTCAAACGCGCTAGTGCAGCGGAATGAGGGCCAAGGAAACGGCCCAGCGCAAGTCCCGCATAAAACGCAGGGCCGATGCGATAGCCGCCGTTGGTGGGGCTTGTAAGTCCTGCGGCGAAAGCGACCACCGGCTGCTTGAGCTTGACCACATTGTCCCGGCGCATAGACACGGGGGTGCGGTCAAGAAGAACGGGCAACACAATACAAATGCCATCAATCGGATGGTGCGCGAGGGCTTAGACCCTTGCGCGATTTATCAGCCACTGTGCGTCAGTTGCCACCGGCTCAAGACGCTCAAAAACGAAGATTACATTTTCACAAGGGAGACCCAAGATGGTCGGTAAGAAAACACCAGAAAAATCGGAGGCGCAGACATGCTGAGGCTAGATATTATTCCGGGCCTACGCCCCGAAGATGACATGATGAATTGGCACTATGAAATGCGTGACAAGTATCAGGACATGCCCCGCACGAAAGAATACTACGAGGCGCACCCACCAGCCGCAAGCGACACCGTTGTCGTGCTGCACACTTGGGCGGGGAGGATGATGAAGCCGCACGTCACCACCATCGAGACCATCACCGCACGCAAGCGCCTTGTAGTCAACCACGATCACGAAGGCTATGCCGGTAAGTCTTTCTGGAGGACAGGACAAAACTGCTACGCCCCAACCGGGCAGTGTTGGCTTGTGCCGGGTGGTCTTTATGCTGACATCCCCTTGTCGCCATCCTTAGCGCGGCAGCGTGAAAACCAAAGCGCCCAAGAAAGGGCGCGTGAGGGGCGGCCCGACCTGATCGAGATGGCTAAGTTCTTTGGCGGCGCTGAAAGGCTTGCGGAGGAGCTTCGCCTCGTCACTGAGGACACCCGCCTCACTGGGGACGAGGCCGTCAGAATTCTTGGCGAGGAAGTCAGCTTCGAGGCGACACGCCCGCGTGATTGGTACGGCAAAAAGATTTCGCGGAAGATGATCCGCAGACACGTTCGATACAGATTTAAGGAGCAAGCCAATGGTCGGTAAACTAACACCTGACGACATCGTCACGGCGAGTACAGTCCCAGCAATAATGGGCTTTTCGCCATACCAAACGCCAAACGAAAAGCTGCGTGATGCCATAGAGTCGGCGGCTGGGAACCCGCCGAATCGCATACCGCAGAACCAGCCGATGTTCTGGGGTGACACATTGGAGCCTGTGATCTTGGCTGAGACAGCCAAGCGCCTTGGGCTTGTCTACGTCAAGACTGACATCGACACGCCGTTCTTTCATAGCGTGTTGCCGTTTGCCTGTTCGCTGGACGGTGAAGGCTCCGGCAGCAAGGTGTTTACGCACGATCCGGCAAACGGCATCTATGTGCCGCAGGGCGGTGAGGTGGACACTAGCAGTATCGGTGTGCTTGAGGCAAAGAACGCATCCTGCCGCGCTGAGGAACCCCAGCCATCGCCTCACCGTGGCGTCTGGCAAATACAAGCCCAGATGGAGATAACCCAGCGCAGTTGGGGATGCTTGGCGGTGCTGTACCAAGGTAATGATCTGCGGCTGTACTTGTACCGCAGGGATGAGGATATGGTGGACGAGATCACGGACGCGGTGCATGAGTTCGAGCGCCGCAAGCGCGACATCGACTGGTATCCTGTCTATACCTCAGAGGATGGCAATGTGGCATGGGATCGCGTTGACGATGCGGCGCCGCCCATCGACCTTAACAATATTGAGGATGGCGAGTTCTACGCTGAGATGCTGGTGCAAGCAAAAGCCGACAAGAAAGCCGCAGAGCAGCAGATAGACATCGCAGAGGCGGGTCTAAAGGAAATCCTTGGCAACCATGAAGAGGGCAGCGTCACGGTTGATGGTGCCAGCTATTACATCAAGTGGCCCATGCGCCGGGTCAGGGCGCAGCCAGCCAAGACCGTACCGGCAAAGCCTGAGAGCGTAATGCGTCAGAAAACCCTGACAGTGAAGGCGGTGGTATCGTGAAGCCGTTGACCTCAAAGCAGCACACGATGCTTGCGACCCTGTCACGCCACATCCGGCGCTATGGGTACGCCCCGACTGTCAGGGAGTTGGCTGAAAAGACGGGAAGGTCACCAACCGCCGCCTACGCGCTGATGAGGCAGCTTGACGCAAAGGGCCACATAAAGATCGACCCGAAGGCCCACCGTGGGATCACGGTGCTATGATCGACCCAATCACATGCCCTGACTGTGACGGTCAGGGCGAATACCCACAGGAGTTTGCTTGCATCGACTACATGCGGGGCGGCTACTATGAAGAGAGAATGGCTGAGTGTCCAACGTGTGAGGGATTTGGGGTTGTGGACAGGCCAGAAGATAGCTAAGGTTGTTTTGCGAACATGTTTTCGCGTTTCCTCCCAAACTAACCCCCGGCCTCGGTCGGGGGTCTTTTTATTTCTTCTCTTTGATGCTTGAGGCCAAGCCGCCCCCAAAATAAAATCCAACTATGCCAAGCATGATTTCACCCAGCCACATCGAAGATGCAAAGTCCTTGGCGGCTTCGACATTCTGCATGTCGATCACGCCGTACAAAGCCCCGACCACGCCGTTTGCCATAATGAACAGGAACATCGCGGTAAACATCAGTGCGATGTAACGCTGCGCCAGTCGGAATGGCTGGTAAGCCGCAAGCAAATCTGTTTTTGCCTTGCTCTTTGCCGCAATCTCTTCCTCTGACGTCACGACCATATTATCGATAAGGCTCATGCCCTGTTTGATTACATCACCTGATCCGAGGATTTTAGCTAATACTGCAAACATTAATGCCACTCTCCGCTATATAACTGAGCCGCCATCTCTTCGCTACGCTTCCCGACTTGAATCGACCAGCGACTGTCCAAAAGTTCTTCGGCGGCTGTAGGGAAGTCCCCATCCGCAATCGCCGCCTGAGCCTTCTTGAAACCGTCAAAGCGCGGCTTGCCTAGATTGAACAGCAAAGATATTACCACAGCCTGACGCGGTTCGTTAAGCCCCGGAAACCACTCATAGGTCTTAGCCTCGGCCTGACACCTCTTCAGATCGTTAGCCAGCAGATAATCTATCTCATCGTCTGACAGGCCACCGCCCAGCTTCTCGTCAATTAATCGCCCAACGCCAATGGTCAGGTAACCCCGGCTGTCAGCGTAGGCGTGTTTGACCACACCCTCATGCGCTTTAATCATATCAATCAGTTTTTGCATCTGGTCTCTCTCACAATTTGCACGGCACGTTGCCAGCTATCAGCCTCAATATCCGAGCAATCAAAGAACGCTCTTGGCTTTCGCATCGACAATTGGTTGACACAGCACTGCGCTTGAAACCACACCCGCCGGTCGGTGGCAGCGCAACAAGCAAGGATATCATACGCGCCTCTCTGTATCTTTTTCATCGCTGACCCAGCCCCAAGCTGAAAGTGATACCCCGGCCTTCTCTGGTGCTTTTGAGGGCGCAGGGTGGCAGCCTTAACTTGCACGGTCATAAACTCACCATCTCGCCACGCCACAAGGTCAACTTTGTCTTGCTGTGCCATCGACACTTGCCACCCCTCTTGCTCCAAGATCACTGCGGCAGTCAGGTATTCACCGATTAAGCCCGTCTTGGTGGACAATTATCTCAAGCCCTTTAAAAAGGTGATAAAGTAAAAGATAACAGCAGCCCCAGCTATTAGCACTATGGGCAGGACAGTCCACATTATTATTCTGTCACGCATCTTGGCCCGATACTCAAGTTCTTCCTTTTGCAACGCACGTTGATTGGCTATCTCTGCTTGCAATCTTTCCCACTGACCCGGCTTCCCGTAAAACTGGAAGATTTTTCTTAAATCATTCCGCATCTGGTCAACCTCTTCCTTGCGGAAAAACTCGTCAATACCAGCCTGTTCTGCGCCTGTCATCTTGCTAAAGATACTGTTCTTTTTTCTGGTAGCCCCAAAGTTGAGTTCTGCCTCAGCCTTTGCATACTTGGCTATCGGGCCACCTAATGATGATAGGTCACGACCAGCTTTAATAGCGGCTGAGATAGCGCCACTCGCCGCGCTGACTGCGCTAAATGCAGAAATAGGATCAATCATAAATCTTCGTCCCTTCACGCACCATTATTGGCAGACAATACGCACTAATCTTTTGACCCTGCTTGTGCAGCGCCTGAGCATACCACACGCAGCTATTCAAGTTTGACCATATCAAGTCTTTACTCGCTAGACGCCTGTCGTCACCTATACCGATCCAAACATACAAAACAAACGCGGCAATCATTAGCCCCGCCGCGTTAGCTTTTTAACTGTCTCGGTTTCCCAAAGCCTGACCAGAATATACACCCCGGTAAACACCGCCACAACATCCGGCGCGTGACCCAACCACGCTGCCGCAGTACCTGTTCCAGCAGCTACATCAAGCCCTACTTTGGTTCCATCGTTCATAGCTACCAGCCAGCCGGAAGCGCTTGACGCATTGGTGGATTGGCAAGCGCGGTCATCTGCTCATCGAGCATCGTCTGCATTTCAGCTTCAGTTTTGCCAAGGCTTTCAAGCGCCTTTCCCTTACACCAGTCTTTCGTAATGCTGTCGAAAGCAATATAGTCACTGTCGCCTTCTTCTGGTGTGGCTACAGCAGCACTGCCATAGGCTGTTACGCTGAGTGGCTGGCCATCAGCGTTTGTCTCGCTGTCAGATACAGCAGTAAGCCGCCAGTGGATTGTATGGATGCAATCAGCGTGTCCGTTCTGCGCTTCATTACAAACATCCAATGTTGGAAAATCCCAAGTATAACTATTAGCCATTGTCTACTCCTGTTAATTGGCTTCAAGCGCAGCAACCCTGCCACGCAATTCTTGTATTTCTTTGATAAGCATTGGCACTAACTTGCTGTAATCCACGCCCATCATCTCATCGCTGTCGGCATTTCCCGATACAGCTAGTGGCTCAATGGGCTGCAACTCTTGCGCTATCAGGCCGTACTCCTGATGACTGTTATCTACGTTCCAATCAAACTGGCGCACTTGTATTGCGTCTATCTTGTCTGATGCGGATGCAGCATCCTCAATGTTAGATTTAAGGCGGCGGTCTGATGAGGTAACGTAAGCTGTTGCAGAAGCTGTTACATCTATTCGACCAACTTGTGTTCCACCTCTCGCAAAAACCTGAATACTACCATCGCTTCCTTGTCTATTTAATAAGGCACAAGTGTCATTATTTGTTGCAATTTGAAAATTCTTGCCTTGATATATTACTATACCTTCCCCACTGGCATCATTCCAAATAACGTCATCAGTAGTACCCAAAAGTACACTGCCATTGCTGTCGATTCGCATTGCCTCCGACCAAGTGATAGCCGCATCAGCCGAACCAGACGCCGCATATTGCCAAATAAAAGGCACAGTAGAGGTTGAGGAAAACCGTCTTGCAACACCTGTGTTTGTGTATTTCCAGCCGCTGCTATAGTAGTGATTATAGCCTATGCCAACATCGTTAGAAAATGATGTCAGCGTCTGGCGTGTGCCAATTTGTAACGCACCGTCAACAGTGTTAAAAGTCTTAGGTACAGTGCCAATGCCCACGCTTCCTGACGCACCAATACGCATACGTTCAGCATTACCTGTGCCAAAGCGCAGTGGCCCACTTTCACAATTTGAGATAGCTGCTTCAGTATTTTGCAGGGTGATACCAAGACCCCTGTTCGCGCCGGTTGCAGGGTCGGTTAATTTAAGAGTTGCGCCATCACCATCATTAACGTGCAGCACAGTCCCGCTGCTGTTGACTGATAGTCCAGCGAGGCTTCCATCTATGGTTGGTGACGCAGTTCCAATGCCCACGTTTCCGCCAGAGTTTGCAACAATAAGATTGTCTGCATATCCAACAGCATTTAATTTATAGTAGTCAAGTGCGCCAGAATTTACTGTCCACTCAAATGGTGCAGTTGCTCCTGTCTGACGAAAAGAACCATGAACATGAAGTTTTGACTCAGGTGCGCTTGTGGAAATGCCCACCGACCCCGCCGATGTGATGCGGAATTTTTCTGAGCCGTCAGCGTGAAAATTCATATTCCCGCCGTTGTCGTAATATATGTATCCGTTTGTTTTGGTTGTGTTACCAAACCGGATACCACCAACATTACCGTTTCCAAGCGCGTAAAATTGATTGAACGATGAACCTACTGTATCGGTTGAAACGCTAATGCCTGTCGTATTAGTTCCTGTGGCTGTGGTGGCGATTTTGGGTGAGCCGTCATAATAAATAGTAACAGCACCATTTTGGTTTGAATTGCTTAAAGTTTCAGTTCCCGCTGCATTTTCTATTGAAAGAGAACTAGCCCTAATACGAAAAGGACCTGTGCCTACATCTTCAATAATGCTTTGTGTGCCATCGTGATATATACGTAAATCGCCATTAACAGCATCACCAAACGTGGCCTTGTCGTTGTCGCCGAAGTTGATGTCGTTGCCGTTGGTGTCAAGGTCACCGCCAAGCTGGGGCGAGGTGTCCTCGACCACGTTTGACAGGCTAGCCGCCCATGAGAGGGCGCCGGAGCCGTTTGTGGTCAGGACGTAGCCGCTAGTGCCATCAGTGCCGGGTAACGTATATGTTACCGTGGTGGACACGGTCGATGGCGCTTGCAGCTTTACCGCGTGGCTTCCGTCATCGTCCTCAAGCGAAAGCACGTTGATGCCATCAGTGCCATCAGCAAAATTCTTGAGGTGCGTCATCTGCTCGCGGATAGCGTTGTTTACCGCAGATGGCAGCATTCCCTCTGCCACAGAGATGTCGCCAAGGACATCATTCGAGGCGTTTGTGGCACTGTATTCGGTGAGTTTATCTTTAGCCATCTATGCGTCCTTTGCACCGTAAAAATCATCAAACGAAATAACGCCGCTAGTTGGTACGTTTGCGTTGATACTCGCCGTGCTGGACATGTCGCCTATGTCCGTTGGAGACCAAGCAATCCAGCCGGGGTCGTTTATTCTGTGGTACAAGATCATGCCGATTGTGCATCCGCTTCCACCGGCAGTTCCTGAGACGTTAATAGTTCCACTGTCTGACGAGCTGGTTGCCAATTGCGACATATTGAACAGGGCAGTCAGGCTTGGGATACGGCTGGGCAGAGAATCCCCTCGCGTACTCCACTGAGAGAAATCGTCATTATGTACCCGTGTGCCGGATAATGCTATGCCGCTTCCACTTGCCACATACCAAGAGAAAGTCCAATAAACCGCCATTGCTGGGTTGCTGGGGTTATTTACATCCGCAAAGTGATTTACGGCATTGATCGTGTTATCGCCAAATATCAGTGTCGTGTTAAATACATTCCTACCAGCCCCATCGGTGTAGAGATACGTCCTGTTGAAAGACCAGTTAATCGTCTCGCTAACAACGGCACCCGCCGCAAACGCGATTGATGTTGACGATCCAACTCCACCGGCAGGGCCACCAGAGCCTGACCCCACAGGCGTCAGGTTGCCGCCAGACTGCACCGCAGTGATCGTCTCGGTTGATGGCACAAGACTGCCACCCTTGTAAAACTCAGACATCGAATTGGGCTGAGTGTCGCTAAACTCAGTGGCGATGTCTGCCAATGATATTGCGCCTGATCCCTGCAAGGTCATTAGATTGTACCGTAGGCGGTCACGTTCCCAACAACAGTCAGGTTGCCGCTACTGTCCAGCTTCATCTTGTCCGTGCCACTGTAGGCGAAGATCAGGTTGTTGCTGCCGTCCATCGTTATCGTCCAGCTTCCAAAGTTAGCCGGTGTAGACCAAGATAGAGTGCCGGAGCCGTTTGTGGTCAATACTTGGTTTGCCGATCCAGCGCCATCTGGCAGCGTCAGGGTGGTGGTCGTGGTGACAGCAGAGGGCGCTTGCAGCTTAATCGCATGGCTTGCGTCATCGTCCACTAGGCTCAGAATATCAATGCCGCTAGTGCCATCAGCAAAATCACCGAGGTGGCTCATTACCTCTCGAATGGCGTTATTTAAATCGCTGGGAACCATCACGCCTTCCGACAAATTTATGCCGCCAACATCCGTGTTGTTTGAGGCCGTGTTGTCGTACTGATAGATTGCGTCTTTAGCCATTATGCGCTCCTGTGCTTGGCGCTGAGTTTATCATATGGGTGGCGTTAGGGGTAGCGTCCACCAAGAAGCCCTTGAACCTGTTGCTCTGCGTATGGCCCAACCTCAGTGGCCAGAATCCCGGCAGGGGCTGGTGAGCGCATAGACGCAGAGACGGTCTGAGCGAGACCGGGGAATTGTTTTCCGCGAAACGGTAGATAAGGTATGTCTGGGATTGTGCCGCCCCCAAGGGCTGCTTGACCGGGGCGGCTGTAGAGTGCTTTGCCGCTAACAACCCCCAAGCCTGTCATAATGGGGTCAATGGCGGCTCCACTACCGACACCCCCCAATGTT